CATCCATCGGAACCTGATCGCCCTCTCGGACGGTATCAAGGTTTCCACGATCGAGCGTGTAATCCATCGTCCGTTTCTCGTCATAGGTCAGGTTTCCAGTCCCGATCTTGATTTCGAGAGCACGCCCATCAAACGTAATGACAGCGTCATCCAGGACCGCTGCATCCAGGGCTGGCGTAAACGTGATACTGGTCGTGGGCGGTCCACCAGAACGGGCCGTCACGATGTATCGAATCTCTGAACCGACGACATGGAAGCTGGCCAACAGGGGAATCGTTCCCGAGTCACCGACGGTATCAATGACCATCGTGGTCGCAGCCGCGGCATACCCACCGCCGTGATTCACGAGAGCCGTATTAGAATAACCATCCAAAAGCCGAACCGTCGCGTGACGAAGCTCAATCTGAGCCATGATATTGGGTATCCTTAGCTACGAGAATCCACTGCTTGAGTGGCATTGCACTTGCCCGTAGCCGCTACCGTAGCAGCCTTGATATCGTGGGCCAGCGATTCCTGTCGAAAATCAGGAAGAACGATTATTTCCTCTTGCACACCGCCGCAAGGGGGATCATATTCGATTTCAATATCGACTGCATAGGGTTCGCACTGATCGGACGAAGAACTCGTCCAGTTGGCTGCAACCCCACGTCGTTTCAGAACATCTTCGATCGTCGGAGTGAGATCAGTACCCGGAGCCGTCAGGAATTCCCAGATAAAGTCGAACTTCACGTCCATCGGAACCTGATCGCCTTCTCGAACCGTGTCAAGATCGCCGCGATTAAGCGTGTAATCCATCGTCCGTTTCTCGTCATAAGTCAGATTCCCGGTCCCGATCTTGATCTCCAGCGTTCGACCACTGAAGGTGATGACGGCATCGTCGGACGGAATTCCGCTTGCCGTCATGATGATCGGGGTAAAGGTGATCTGTCGTGTCGATCCACCTGGATTGACCGTGCTCGGCGTGACTGTACCAGCATCAAGATCGACGTTGTTTGCAGCCAGAAGATTGATGTTCTTCCCGCCGTAAGTCGCACCAGTGAATCGGATATCCCAAACTCCGGTTGATACCAGAGTCACAACCACATCGCCAGGGACGATAGCAGCCAGTGCCTCAAGAGCACTTTGGACATTCACGGCCGAATCGTTGAACAAGATATTGGCGGTCGTTTGGACACTGATCGGAGCGGCAACTGTGCCAGTGAATCCGAGGGTGATGTGGCCAGAAGATGCACCGGCGACCGTAATCCGTTGCACCTCATCGTGGTTCTCGGCCGTCACGTAATGGCGAAGGGTGTCACCGACGATCGTGAACCGAGAACCCAGAGCGATTTGCTCTTGAACTCCAAGTGTGTCAATCAGCATTGTTGACATCCCGTTGACCGGAGTATCATTCACTGCCGCAGTGTTTGAGTACCCATCGACGAGACGAATAGTCGCGTGCCGTAATTCAATCTGAGCCATTCTATGTCTCCTCTTTCAAATAGCCATCACTGGCCTTTTGATATTGGGTATCACTCTGAGATTTCCATCGTATATTGGGCTTCGATCGTAGCCTGTTGAACCCGAACAGTTGGATCAACTTGGCCAAACGTCGCAGTTGTCAATTGCTGACCATGAACTCCGTCAGTTTTGATTTGGAGGATACCGACTTGCACCGTAGGATCGTCATCTGGTCCGTCGCCGTATTTCATCACCTTTATGCAAGGAATGAACAAAGCAGCAACTTGTCCAAGCATATCCCAATACCGATGCGTCGTTCTTGAGTCCATTGTAGACGTGATAAGTATGTTCACAAACACGTCATGAATCGAATAGTTATGGGACGGAGTTCGACTTCGAGGACCATCCATTCTGAATTCAGTGAAGTCTTTATCCTTCGCTGTTTCTCGATCGTCACCCTCGAAAAACATTATCAAACTTCCCTTTCGGTCATCAAAACTCTTTGATACCGAAGCCCATATCCAGCGGGAGAGGTTGGGGTCGGTCATCCGATAACCGCCTCTGCTGAATCACTCAGCCCAAGATTATTTCCAGCAGGAATACTGACATCGGGGTCAGGAGCATCCTGACCTAACGTGGTCTTGCTAGCGGCTTTGATATCAATGATCCGATCCTGGTCTGCGGCAACCGTTTGCTTGCAGATCAGGCCGTAAGCATTTGCTTCATCGTACTCGGCCACCTCTTTGATATCGAATCTCTGGCCATTGAACACAAGCCATTGGCCTATGGCAAGAATCTCAAAGGCTTTACCCCGGAGATCACGGCGATCCACAATGAATAACCGTTGGTTCGTGTCGATCAACGCACCATACGTGAAGTTCCTGTTTGCCGTGATATACGCACGGTCGAAGTACATTTCACGTTGGTTTCTTGAAGTCATCGCAATCACACGAGCGACGTGTACCTTCAAGCGATTCGTTGTCTTGTTGCCTGTGGCTCGATCGACAACCGAACTTGTCTGCATATAAAAGTCAGCAGGCTCTCCGTAGTTCCGCTTCAGTCTGTAGACTGCATCACGGATCATTCGAAGTGTGTTCATGATTGTTCTCCAGGGCCGCTTTTCGTGCTGATATCCGATATCAGAATGAAGAGCGGCCCTCTGGTGTACTTCACCTAAGGGCCGTTCATATCAACGAAACATAGCGGATAACCGTTCAGCAACGACGGTTACAAGGCCGGCGAAAATGCTTCCCGTTATCCACTTTGCTCTTTTGTTGTCTTGTTTCAGTCGATCAACATCCTTGATGATACCCGGCACGCCATCTCCGCCATCACCTTCCAGCAATGTGCAGATACGACCTACCTTGTTGAAGATAGTCTTAACCTGTTCCTCGATCCGTGCAAGCTGTGCATCATTGTCCGGCATGGCTGTCTCCTGATATCGGATATCACGGCAGCGTATGACCGCTGCCGTGAGACCCTGGTAACTTAGGAGACCATCACCGCACCCAGGTTCTCATCGAGAACCTTGATGCCCAACAGGAAGTCGAGGGTCACGAGATGACCCTGTTTCTCGCCGTCGTAGGTGATCGTGGTCCGCATCGACAGTCCACCGAAGTTGGCGACTCCCGACAACGCACCCGTTCCCTTGCGGGGCTGAGCAAGCGGACGGACAACCAGCGAGATCGCATTGCGATGGAACGCCATGTTGTAGTTTCCGCCCGGACCCTGATTGACCGCATCTTCGTCGGCGATTGCCACTTCGAGCGGACGATCCAGTTCGATATAGGTCGTTCCATTGGTCTTGACGACCATGTAACGGTCCAAAGCCGTGCCGAACGTCACCAGCATCCCGACGGCGAACTCTTGACCCGACCCATCAACGGCGATGTGTTTCTTATAACCGGCAGCGTATCCGGTCGGAGAAACCGTCTGGTTGACGAGCCGCGTGCTGTCATAGACAACGATCGGGGCAGCGGTCAGAATGTCGGCGATGAGACCGTATTCCAACGTGAGTTGGGTCGCGGTCGCATTGTCCGTCGCGGTGACGTGATAAACGAATCCACTCAACAGAATCCACTGGCCGGGAACCACTTCGCCGGAAGCGAATCCGTTGACGGTCAGCACGGTGCTGCCCTTCGTCAGATTCCCGCCGTTGATCGCACCCGAACCCGTTGACGGGTCAGACGAAACGCTCGGAGTGTTCTGGCTCATGTACGTGTCGAACCCGAACTTGCGTCCGAGGCTCGCTTCACGCAAAGCTGTTCCGTCGTCGCCAACTTCGTTGGCTTTCAAGAACAGTTCGTTCTGCAACAGTTTGGTTTCCGCATTGCTGGTCAGGATCAGACTGCGTCCCTGAACCCAAGCCTTGTTGTTGTTCATGACGTTGCGAGTGCCCGTCATGTACACTTCGGCGTTGCTGGAAGTCAGCCCGCCGATTCCACCGGCCTGGTTTTCCAGGAACTGGTAGACCTGACCGAGAACAATCTGGTCAACACGTCGAGCCATCGCAACCGCCGCGGGACGAAGGAATTCGTCAACGAGCGATTTGAAGCTCTTGCTTTCTTCACCGTCGCGGATGAGGAAGCTCACGTGAATTTGCTGGTTCAGTTGAACCGGGATGTTGGTGGCGATCGCGTTCTGGATCGTCACGTCGTCGTTCACGTCTTTCTGCTCGGCATCGAAGTCCGCCGGGCGTCGGGTGTTCACAACGTCGCCGAATTGGGCGAAGTTGGCTTCGAAATCTCGGTGAACGAGATTGGCGACGACCATGTTCTCCATCAGGAGAGCAAGCGATTCGTTCGCCCACAGTTCGGGAATAAATGCTTCGACCGTGTTATCAAACACGGCAACGAAAGCAGCCACTTGACTGAAACGGTACATAGTTACCTCGTGAAACTTGGTGTGACTGATACTCAATATCAACCACCCCTGAATCGTCAGGGTACGTCGGTCTTAACGATAGACCGCATTGGGGTCTTTCTTACGCATCGCCATGTAGTCTTCCGTGGCCATTGTGGCCATCTTCGGAGCTTTGGATGGCGTTCCGCTTGAAGCACCCGTACCACCGGCTGCCCCTTTGAAGAGGTGGCCGAAGGTTTCCGGGTCGTCTTTCATGGCCTTCAACGCCTCATCGACGGTGAAGTCCAGAGTGACGGCCTTACCTTCCTTATCCTTGGTGGCCAGCTTGACTTTGGCGGCGAATTGGCCAGTCGGCTTGCCTTCCTCGTCGTTGATCTCGACAAGCCGAGTGTTCGGCTTGAGGTAGGATTCAACGAAGGGGATAGCTTGAGGAAGAACCTCATGCTTTAACGCAGCACCATTGATCTCGTAACCCACTTGGAGTTGATTGTGTCGCGTCTCCCAGACTTTGCTCTTTTCCGATTCGACGGACAACTTCCCGTCATATTCGGCTTTGAGCTTGTCTGCGTTACGCTTCGCTTTTTCTTCCACCGACAGGGAGGAAGTTCTCAACTCTTCAATCTGGGATTCGAGTGTCTGCCGCTGCTCGGCGGACATCTTCGCCTCTTTACCCAAATCTTCCAACTGCTTTGCGAGACGCTCCCTGTCAGCGTTGGCCTTTTCCTTTTCCTTCTTCATGAACTGATTGACCTGCTCCTGGGTGAAGGTCTTGGCTCCGCCAGCACCCCCTCCGCCAGCCGGAGGCGGCTCATTGCCACTCCCGCCAGCACCCGCGGCACCTGCCGCACCAGCAGCACCCGCCGCACCTGCCGCTCCACCTTCACCTTCGAAGACAGCATAGAACGGACGACCATTGAGAAACTTGACTGAACGAGCCATCGGAGGAACCACTTTCTTTAAGAAACCCTACGGAGAATCATCGTTGTTACATCGGCAAGATACGGTCTGAGAAGTTTCCAAGCTAAGACGTTTGGAATTCCAGCCGCTTGCGATTCCCGCGGGAATGATCGTTCGTAGGTTGTACGAACACTCCCGTAGCCGGCACCCTTCATTGCGAGTTCGCGTTCTTCTTGTTCATTCTCGACACCATCCAGAAGCGAATTTGCCAACTCGATCGTGGCGAGCATGATATCATTTGGTACGAGAGTGTCACCACCGCGGGGAAACTGTCGATCCTGATTGGGGTCAGTGACTGAACCAGCAAAAATGAGCCGGTCTATCATGTCTGCCGCGGTCGTAAGAGCACGAGTTTTGTCATCATCACTCGCACTGTCCCAGACATCATGGTACAGGCGAGTTGCAAAATATGTGTCCCCGTCCGAGGGAAGAGCGTATGCAGTCGCCATGAGTCACCTTAATTAAAAGACTTTACTCATCAAAACATACACATCAAGAGCACCAGCAGTCGGAACCGTTGCGGTCGAGCCGCTGATTCTGATACTGATAGCAGAAAATTCAGGGTTCATCTTAGCAGTTTCAAGACTGAAGTTAGTATCGGAGACTGCATTCTTCACGTTGTAAGCCGCAGCATATTTCGTTGGCGTTCCGGTGACTCCAACCCTCATTGAGTAAGTGCCACCTACGACAAATGTTGTTGTCGTCTTCAGAATGATATTGTGTATCACACATCCGGCTGGAGCCGGAAAGAGTTCGATATCACTTGCAGAAGCAAAGTCTGCGAAGGTTTTTGTGAACTTGAACCAACGAGGAACCGCTGACAAATCAGCAGGTATTGTCCCAAGTGTCGGCAAATAAGCTGGTCCTTGTACACCTTGCGTCCCTTGAATTCCTTGTGGTCCCGTCGGCCCAGTTGGACCTGTCGCCCCGGCTACACCCATCACACCTTGAATACCTTGTGGCCCGGTCGCACCCGTTAGTCCTGTTGCTCCCGTTGCACCAGTCGCTCCTGGTACTCCCTGTATCCCTGGTATACCTTGCGACCCCGCTGGCCCAGGCGGGCCAGTCATTCCTGTTGGCCCCGGTACTCCCTGTATCCCTGGTATACCTTGCGACCCCGCTGGCCCAGGCGGACCAGCGATCCCAGAGACGTTGGATAAAACTTCGGCCAGATTGACCCACGCATCATGTAGTTCTTGCTGAGTCATGTCTAACTCGGTCCAACACTTTTGTACTGCATGTGTACTTGAATCCCAATCGGCACCAGATGGGGCCGCATAGGTTGTAAGGTCTTGTCTCGTTTTTGATTTTCCATCCCAAACCATATTATACTCCTGTGATGAGTACGGCTCATCCAGTGAGTCGGGTTAGATTTCAGAATCAAAAGGCCATCTATAGGCCACTTGATTCTAAAATCTGGCGGTTGATATTGAGTATCAACCGCCAGATCATTATTGATTAGGCATGGCTCGACAGGATGTGTCGGACTGCGACGTTGAGTACCGTTGTACTCTCCGCGATCCCAACAACGATATCCGTATCACCTGTCGTCGCAGGAACGGTTGCTGTGATAGCACCGGCCGTCCCTGACAGATAATACTCCGTGTTGGCGACGAGTCCGCCGGACCCACTCGTAATCGTATCCCATTGAGCCGTTGTCAATGTGACCCGACCACGTTGCCGAACCGTGACGTTTCCGCCACTTGCACCTTGACCGACGGTCACAATGCCAAAGACGTTGCGGGCTGGAGCCGTTCCGTTCGCATCGGCCTTGACAGCACCGTTGCCATTGGCAAGCATGTAAACGGCAGAGCCAACGGCAAGCGCCGCTCCCTGTCCGTTCGGGACAACCATATCCTGCATCTCACCCTTGAACCGTTCCAGTTCCGTCTGAACGGCAATCATTTCAGCCGTAATTTGGTCCCAGTCTTCGTAGTCGGGCCGTCGATCAACGCCCCGACTGGAGCGATCCGGGGAAGTTCCATCCCATACGCTTGTGGGATAGTCCGCAGAGTTGACACTCATAGCTGTTTCCTTTACTTACCTGCGCCTCGGACAGCGGGGGTCAAATCACCAGATTGAGTAGTATCGCGTGACAACGCTTTTTCACTTGAGGCTTGAGCCGTTGGAGTAACTGACGCATCAGGAACTCCACGACTGGCCGCATTAGTAAGTCCAGTCCCACCACCTTGTGATGCGGATATCATTGCCAGACGTGAGGCTTGTTCTGCGTTAGCTTGGGCCACATGCTGTTTCGGGATACCCATTATCGTGGCAGCGAGTTCTTTGTCCATAATACCATTGATAACAAGTGCTTGAATCACGTCCTGCTTGGCTGTCAAGCATTCTGCGGTATCAATCTCGCTATCAATCGTATCCAAGAGCGATGGGGCAACTTTCCCACCGAGCAATTTGTATGCAATCAACTTTGACATTTCCTTTTGGAACGTCGATGATGGCACTGAATCTCTTTGTGCCGCCAGTTGTTCAGCATCTTTCCGACGATCTTCGTCGGTCTGTAAGCTGTACTTTTCTGGATACTTAATCAAGACATCATCTTTGTGTCTCTCATAAGCGTGCCAGTACAAAGCGATCTTTCGCTCTGCATGTTCCAACTCCAGTCCGATGTAGGACAAGCCAGCCTCAAGACCACGCTCATCCATCATCTTGCTGCCGGCACTTTGCTGAGCCGGCGACAAGTTTGATATTGCAAGACTGATAAGAGATCGGATATCATCCTTGAGTTGCTTCTGCTTATTCATCGACGCAACAAGCGGCTCGCTTGATGGATTGATAAATGCAGGTGCAAGTGGAGTTGAGAACTTCCGGCCGTGTACAGAGCCGACAGAAACTTCTCTATCATTTGACCCGCTACTTCCGGCAGCCGTTCCATCGCCACCAGTTTGAAGATAAGCGCTATCCGTTCTGCTGTCTTGCTGTTCAATGTAGAATGGGAAGTTTGCAGTCAACGCATACATGATATCAGAACTCTCCATATTTAGGAGAGCAATCTGATGACCAGCAACGTCAGCAAGCAAACTGTCACTCAACTCAAGCATGACGAACGGAATGAAATCAATATCAAGAATGAACTCGCCGTTCTCAGGTTCAACGGCCAATCCATTCTTGTCAACGATATTAGCATCACCGTTGTAGAATCGGACGTGGACCTTATTGTCGGATGGATCAATCCAGACGAATCTGTATCGCTGCCACTGGCCATTTGCCAGTCCAGTCAAAGGATGAAACGCATCCTGCCAGTCGCGGAGAAGAACACTTGCGTATTCGTCAGCACGGTCAGCCCTGTATGTCCACGACAGAATCTCTTCTGTCCGATACATATAGATGTAAGGTCGGTTGCCAGCACTGTCCAGCAAAGTATTGCCAGGAAGTTGTGGCATGTCAACGTAGACGCCAACCCTTTGCATCGCTAGGAGTTCGGGAAGAACAAAGCGCCCGAGAAAACTGTTCATCGACGCACCGTGGAGATCAACACCGTTGTCGAGTCCAACCGTGGCACGCTGATAACTGTTTGAGCCGTGTTTGCGAATGATATCGGTCATCCGTTGGAAGATCGAATTCTTAACATCCTTGAGGGCGGCTTTCGCAAAGTTCGGCGTTGGCGTGATCTTCTTTCGACGCTGGAAATCAGCATCATCTTCACGAGCGGAGAACTTCTCAAGAAACCTATCGGTGAAGTCGTCACCGCCGGTTGCAGTTAATCGCCACTTCTCCCAGTTGAGTTCGTTGGCGACATACCACGGATGCCGGAAATCAATGATCCTGTCGGTCTGTGCGACCCCATTACTTTGTTCAGACATGATCCCGGTCCCTATAGAAAGCTACGGATATCACGATTGGTAGTTATCGAGGCTGCTAACGGCAACGCGATTTCAGCATAATTGCTGGCATGGGCGAAGTGGTCAGCCGTGCTGTTGATATACTTGCCAATTGGATTTCCTTCTTTGTCCCGAACATAAATGCGAGCAGGAGATTTCAGATGTTCCCAATACTCCGATGACGCATCATGTGGGATTGTGATTGACTTATTTTGGAAACGACTCAAAGTCATATCCAGCCAACTCGTTCGATCAACCGTGATCTTTAACTCGGATGTGTCCGACATCTTTTCGATTGTCTTCGCAGTCTTGTCTTTGCCGTAGTAACACAGCTTGACGTGACCCCAGAACCGTTTGGCAAACTCCATTGCCTTTCGTGTCTCTGGGTTTGCGTCAATGACGCAAATCATAACCTGATATTCCTTCATCAGCTTATCGAGTTCTTCGAATTGAGCAACCTTGTCTTCCAATATCAATCTGGCATGGGACAGGACATTGATATCCGACCCCATACTCTGCGGTGTCCATTCGTAGATGACGCAGTGAAGCCACTTGCCAACATCCACTCCCATCGTTCGCAGCTTGCGGTCGCGATCGGGAGTAGCTTTCTTTGAGTGGGTTCCAACACATTGTCGCAAGTCATCATCAGTAAGTTGGGCACCTTCAGTTAAGTGAGGCACGCCCAACTTGCTATTAAAGAATTCTTGCTCTGCGGCGAGATCGGTGCGACTTCGGAGGTACGCTTCTGCCATCTTTTCAGGACGGCCGGCTTCGGCCATACTGTACATCTGATTGATATAGAACCCACGTCGATTGAAGTCAGGTAGGTCAGCAGTTGGCTGCCAGATGCCACTAGCGAGGAACTCAATCTTCGCCTCATGAGGCAAGACATTCTTGCATTCATGACAAATGTAATGGCTATCCTTCAGCGTCGGTGACTTGGGGTCTTCAGCAGTGATGACTAGGTTACGCGGATATTCAATATCAATGAACCGAGAGCAGCTTGGGCACTTAAAGAAGAAGTGCTCCATTGTGCTCGTCAGGTACAAAGTATTGATACCGTGGCCCGGTGCCGTCGGTGTCGAGATCGCCCATATCTGTCTGTGCAACTGGCCGCTCGTTCGTTCGAGGGCCAAAGGCACATTGGCCTGATTCATTTCGTCGTATTCATCAAACACGAGATTGGGAACAGGCACAGATTTCAAGCCGGTGCGACTGTTCATTCCACGAATGTAGAGTGTAGCAGAACCGGCACGTTTGGTGGCCACGTTCTTGACATCACTGAACAAATTATTCAGGTATGGACTTAGCTCTAACGCTGGGTCGAACCTTGTCGCAGAAAAATCAGTCGCATCCGGTGTCTTCGTGGGCAGAAGGTACAGACAACTCTCACGCTTCACGTCGATGTTGAAGAACGTCTTATTCATCACCGTGACGGTGTAGGCCATCTGTGCGGCCTTCTGTCCAATGTTCCATTCCGATTCACTGTCGTGCATTTCCTTTGTCCAAGGATGATGCTTGAATGAGAACGGCCCTGGAAAGGGCGTCCCCATGTGGACACAATTCTCTGCCCACCTGCTGCACCGGGTTAAGGTCTTTTGTTTCAGGCCGGATGCGATAATCTCTCGCATCTTGTCAGCCAGCTTGTGCTCCAACATGATCTTGTGCTCGCTTCAAGAGCAGAGCCGCGTCCTCGACTACGTGAGGGTTGAAGCTCTTCCAGTTACCGAGGTGTCCGATACGAAGATGATCGTCACCCGGCGAACACTCGCAGAGCGTGATGAAGTTGTTCGGGTCGAGTTCCAACTCCGGGTGAAGATGGAAGGGCTGCTTGTGATGCACCTGCACACAATGCACCCCACCGCACGCGGCACAGGTTGGATGGAGTCGCAAGTGATTCCTGCGGGCCGTCGGCCATTGAGTCGAACGGCTTGTCAACCCCGCCGAATGGAATACATTCGCAACTGCTTGGGTCGGCACATGATAGCAGTAGTGCTTGATCTCTTTCAACATGATACTCTCCCGGAGATACTCAATATCAGATTGATACACAGAAACCAGGGCTCTCATTACTGAAAGCCCTGGATTCTGGATACCAGGGCCGGCAATCAACAGGGGTTGCCTGGATGCACGGCCCGGTTCCAGCCCCATGAGTTTTATCCAGGCTATCCATTACTGGACCACCTGGAGCATTGATATCCAATATCCGGGTAATCAACGGGGTTTTGCCCCGGACCCCGGCATAGATTCTAGCCTCATGGGTTACGCCTCAATTTCAATTACTGGTTTGGTACGCAATGTGAATGAACATATCCGTGGTGGACATTGCAATCCCCATGCGAATGACATGACTTCCACCCGTTGTCGGCTCGGTGGTCGTGATCTTTCCTGCCGTAACGTCGAGGAAGTATTCCGTGAACGGGATCAATCCACCAGAGCCACCAGTGACAACCGCATCCCACTGTCCAGTTGTTAGGACCATTGTCCCGCGAACATGAATATGGACGTTGCCACTCGAAATCTCATGAGCGAATCCTACAACATGGGGCTGTGGGGTAACGGCATTTGCGTCAGCAGGCGCAGCACCAGTCCCGTTGGCTTTCATGTAGACAGGCGTGCCGAGTACAATAGACCCGCCAGACGCATCAGGAACGGTGATAAATGCGTCTTGAGAGTGCGTTGTTTCAAGGTCCGTGACACGCACTTTCGTGGCATCAAGTTCAATTTGAACTGCAATAACTTCCGCCGATACTTGATCCCAGTCTTCAAAATCTGGTCTACGATTGATACCGAATGCTAAAGGGCGACGAGTTGGAGAAGTCCCGTCCCATAATGACTGAGGATACTGGGCTACATTTTTCGTGGGCATTACAGTTTCTCAACTTTCTGCCCACGCGCCTTTTGAGAGCGTTGAATGGCAAGACCTTGGTTGATGGCTTTCTTTTTCGCACCAGCACCTTTGTAACATTTGCCGGCGTTACCAAACTGCCACCCTTTCTTTCCGCATCTTTGGATAGGCATGTTATTTGGCTTTCAGAGCTTTAAGCTCGGCTTCAAGTGAGTTGAATCTCTTTTGAAGCTCTTGAATCTGATTTACAAGAGCCACATAATCATCGTGACGCGGTGCAGTTGCCTGCGTGAGCGTCTTCCTATTGCCGTGTGTACCATTCCAAATTTCCATGTTATCCTCTCGGAGAAGAGATACGCGGGAACGGAAGCCCGCACTAGAGCAGGCTTCCGATTTCGAGTATCAGAACGCAGCCTTGAGATCGGCGAGCGCGGCTTCGAGGTCCGCTTCCTTTGCCGTCAGGTCCGCTTCCGCACCGGCCAGATCACTGGCCTTTGCATCGTCGTCGGCTTTGGCAGAGACGAGAGTCGCAGCCGAGCCTTCTTTCGCAACTTCTGCCCCACCCAGTGCGTGGGACGAAACCTTGAGGGCGTCAATCTTGTCCTCAACCTTCTGGATCATGTCCGCGGTAATCATGTTCTTCCTGCTCCAAATGTGCCAGAGTACCCGAAGTAACCATTGCATTATTGATCTCCAATATCAATAGGGGCTTACCGCACTGTTGCTCCCGCCACCACCCGAACTGTTCGGGCCGTTACTCGGTGTCGCATTGGATTGAACCATTGCGACACCGCCGCCACTCGTTTGGCAACTGGGGCAATTACCAACTCGGATATGTGACACCCGGTTGGGTATGGTCTGTATGGGAGCCCCTTCTTTCCCAGGCTTGACCATATCAGTACCCATAACCTTTCGGCTTGGGCAAAGTGCGAATCGCACCATTCGACCGACCTGTCCGACCTTGAACAGTACCGACGCTTCCCTTGCTGTTCTTTGATGCTTTGGGCATCTTAGCACGTTTCGCCATAGCAGACCTTTCAACTCTTTGGCCCTTGAGAGGCCGGATTACCAGCGTTAGAAAGAGCAGTTTGCTCAACGCCAGTGGGATGGATTGCAATATCAGGAACAGGCATACCGCCAGTCCCAGGAGGGATGGCGACGATCGGACCCTCGGAAGGCTTATCCATCAATCCATCTCACAGTTCGGGCAGTTCGGATTCATTGGCCCTAAGCCTTTGTTCGGAACCGCAGCAGCCGTGAATGTCATACCATCGACACCCATTGCCTGCGTGACGCCACTGGTCGCGGGCATGTTGGCTGGCATTCCTCTGCCATCACCAACGATGATCTTGACCGGAGCTTGGTTGTTCGGATTGTCCATCATTTCTTCTTTCTGACCGTACCGGCCTTGATGATTGCCATGACCTTCTTAGTAAGATCGGGACTCGTTGTACTCCGCCGGAGCACTTGCTTCATGATGGCTCAAGGGAGATTCTTTTCGTTGACGGGCTGATTAACATTCGACATTACATCATCCCGCCTTTTGCCCGCTTCTGGCACGCTGCCACCATCGCGGGATTCGGCATCTTATTGCAATTGTTTTTCTTGCCCGCAGCCGCTTTCGGGGCCGCAGCTTTCTTCGCTTTCGCCATGATATTCAATATCTTTCTCAAGCCATTGGCTTGATTGAAAACCACGGCGGAGTAGGAAAGTCCTACCCCGCCGCCTCCGAGGCCACCAGCCGCAGCCGGTGATCGCCTGAAAATCCTACTTGCCGAAACTCTTCAGAGTCCTGGCAAGGTTACATCGCTTCTTGTCGGTGGACGACAGATTCTTTCCCGCACAAAAGTTGCCGATGCTTTTCCCGGCCCGCTTGGCCGAAGCAGTCAGTGCTCCCTTGTGTTGGATCGCACCAGCAATCCAATTCTTCTTTGCCATGATGATATCCTCTTTGATCCCCGGAGACGTTGGATCAGAACAGAAGTGCTTTGATTGCGAATATCAGAACGGCTCGGGCAATCTTGAGAAGACCGAGCAGGACACCTTCGGATACAACCCCTTGGGTGCGGCCCTGCTCTTTCCCATCGCCATCCAGTATCACGCAGGTCGGAAGGTCAGTGACCTTGTACTTGCGTGCGAGGGTTTTACCCTTCGCCGTTTCAACATCAATATGGACAACCGTGTACCCTTTGGCCGCAACTTTGTCGAGAGTGGGCTTGAGCTTGTGACAAGGCCCGCACCACTTCGCACCAAATGCCAAGAGTACAACGTCGTTCTTCGGTTTCTTTGCGGCTTCAACGACTGATACTGGTATCAGAATCGCTGCAAGCACCGCCAGGGCGATGAGACGCATGGATCACCACCTTTCACGACCCGGACGGTTTGATAGGAGACACGGCGACGGCATCAGCAACAGCCGCTTTCACCGTTGAGTTGATCTGATCGAGGATAGACGGCGTACTCGGTGGCGGCGTCACCGGCACCAATTTGTGACCCGCTTCCTCAAGCAACGATTCGAGTTGAGCTTTGGCATCCGGGTCTTGGAACTTACTCTTCAGCAAACTCGCAAACACGGTGTCGAACTCACTCTTCAGGGCAGCGTCGTTGTGAGCGAGCATCCCGACCTTGACCAACTTGACCCCAATCGAATCGTAATCCCCGACTGCATAGTCTTCAAGCAGGTCGGGAACCCACGTCATCCCTTTGGCACGGAACTCGGCGGCGAGTTTGAAAGCACCACGCCGTCGGTCTTCGATCTTCTCGTCTTTCTTGTACAACCATTTGCTTGCGAACACTGCGATCGCAAACAGGATCACCGCATGGACGATCGGATTCGTAATAAGCTCGTGCATCTTAGCACCCTTTGTTTTGGAGGAACTCTTTGGTTGATATCGAATATCAACCGAGCGATTTGTATTTGCTGGCGATGTCCGGTCCAACTCCGACCAAGACGCCCGCGGCACCGATAATCAAAGCGAGCCAGAGCGGCAGGTTGTGATCTTGTTCGGTTGCATCAACTGCGGGAGTTGTGTTCGGTTGGGTGTCGGGAACCGCTTCATTCTTTTCCTCATCCTCCCAGGGACACTTTCCATCCGGGCATTTCTTGCCTCGATAGCGTGTCGTAACGATCTGAGATTGGATATCCTGAGCCAGCAGCTTGTACGACTTCGGAATCTTTTCTCCTGATCGTTTGTAAAGCACGCCGCCGGTTGGATCGGTGAGTGAGACGCAGGGCAACTCGGTGACTGACGACCCGTATCGGGACGCAAACATCGGGTCACTGGCATCATACTGGTTCCAGATCGTTTGAGCCTTGAGACTCGCAAGTCGTCGGTCACTCGTAAATCCCGCGACCAGGGATCGACAATTCTTGTCGGCCCTCCAATTGGCCGGGAGAAAAAGAGTCGTGAAATAGCTCGTTCCATCTTCGGGCAGGTTGATGATCTGCTTCTCGGCGACGGGCTGCGTTTGAACCACAACCGTGCTGCCGGGCTTGATGCTCTCAAGCAGAAAGTGATCGCCGATGGCAAGCCCAATCATTGCAAACACAAAGAAATAGCTGATGATCTTTTTCATCACTCGGTCTCCTCGGAACCGCAGTCATCTGCGGTGTAGCTTCGGCGGTGGCGGAGCATACACAGGAGTCAGTGCCCAAGAGTTACTTGAGTACCACTCACTAAGAAACCTTTCTCGTGGTATCCACCGGGTTCTCCCCGTATCATTGTTATCCAGTATCCCGGCCCAGTTCTTGTCGAGATGAACCAAGACAACCATGTGACTGGCATGATCTTGAGTCACCATACAACCGCGTCGAGTTCGTATAGCCCATTCGAGAAACTTCACATCATTGTTGTCGTAGGTTCCAGCCCACTTGACGTGGTTCTGTTCCAACTTTGACGTGAGGCCGTTCCATGTCTCTCCGTTCTCGTAATTACTTTTCCAATACTTGGCAAGCGAATACTGATGCTGCCAGTTGAACAGTGAGATCATGCTCGCGTGGACACAAGAACCTTGTCCGCGGCTGCCGACCCAATTGTCTTGTCTGAGCCGAGGTGGTAAGTTAATCCTCGGAGTCTCTGCGAACAGAGAGAAAGAGTTGATACTCAATATCAGAACAACGATCAAACCTCGGAAGATGTTACGCATTATTTCAACCTCTCATGATGTAGGTTGGTAGCGCGCTGTCGTAGTTCTCGGATGAACTTGTTTGGGTTCCACTTGCTTACGTCATTGGTCTCGAATCGACCAATCTCCCGGTACGCCGCAGCGCACCATTCAGAGCAATAGATTCGAGCCAGGTTCTCCGCGTGGAAGCACGACTCAACCCAGTTGAACACATGACCACCGGAGCGAAGTGCTCCGATCATATCATAAGGAACCCCGATACCCGATATCAGATACTCGGAAAGTTTCTTTCGTTCCCAGGCTCGAAGTGGGCGTTCCAATGGATAACGCCAACAGCGGCCGTTGTAATTCTCGATCTTGTTGGCGGGCCACTGTGCTTGAGTTCCCGCAAACATCACGTTGCGAATTGCACACGGATGTTTGTTGAAGGTTGTACTCTCGAACAACAGTAGGTCGCCTTTGTGTTCTGCCATCACGCCAACATGGCTTAGACCCCATCTGGGCATCGCCCCGGTCATGATGTTGATGATATCAGAAGGAAGGTCAGCACCAGAGAAACCGAGTACATCACCCGGCTGAAGTGTTCCCTTTAGTGAGGCGGTCGAAGGCTTTTGTAATTTCATCGCTGATCGCTCCCAGGATTTCTTCCTTGTTGGGCAGGTCTTCCAACGAATTGGCGACCGCTTCGATGATCTCTTGACCGAACTGCAATGCCTGATTGGCGTCGAGCGTTTGACCGAGTTTGGTTTCAATCTTGTCGCAACTGCTTACCAGCTTCTCGACCTTCATAACCAAGTCGCTCAACGGCCCGGAATTGATAACCAAATCCGTAGATGTCTTGCAGAGCATCATCCTCTCTTCGATGCAAAGCCGCAAGACACCAATGTCTTCACGCAAAGACTTGATATCGTTGTTGTCGGCGTGCTCTGATAGTCTTGCACGCCATTGACCGACACGATAGATTCGTTTGTCTTCAGCACGGTTGCGGGACGCTTGTCTCGCTCCACCATGACACTTGCAGTATTGAGTCCCTTCGACGGACACCAGCCAGCACTGTCCTTGACTCGGAATCGTTGACTGGCAACGCCGAGGATCGTCAGGTTCTTTCACCCGTTCGATTTCGTCTGACATGATGTCCCCTTGATATTGGGTATCAACGATTCGCTGACACAGTTTGGTCCAAAATCGCCAGCAGGCCGTTTGCCCTTGCCTACGTCGGCAAGGTGTTTCCGCATATTCTACAGCAAAAGTCACCAAAGCACAAAAGATAATTTTGCCCAATATGTGTCAGCAAAGGACACCCGACAAAATACGCGGGCGATCAGACGCCGGTATTGATATTCAATATCAGAAGTGTTTCAGGGTCGAGTGTGTTTGACCCCACCACCCGGATACAGGTATCCAGGTTCCCGCGGGCAAGTGTCCAAAGCACTCCCCAGATTTCTGCGGGAAATCTCTGTCTATGGGGCTAGCGCAAAATCGTCAAAATTGTTACGCCTGTTACCACCCATTTGACCCCACCACGTCGGACGCCCGACGCAGGAGTCAAGCTCGATACAATCCTAATCTCTGGCATAACTAATACCGTCGCTTATGTTGGAACGCAATGCCTAGTCGGCACAACCGTCGTGGAAGGAACTTCCAGCATGACCCTTTAATCGGGTGATATTGGTATCCGCCGGACAATCGGCAAAGCACGCCGAAGTGTTCATATCGGTACGACCGCCAAGCGTCGGGCAACCCGCATAAAGGTATGTCGCACGCAAAGACGTAAAGCTCGATATCTTGTGCCTCACCGCGAGAAGCCAGACGACCGATCAAGGCAGCATAATCGCTACTGTCGGCGACGGCCAGACTAAACGTCACATGACGCGGAAGCCTTACAGACCGGAATCTCGACACTACCACGTTATA